ATGGCACTGAATATTCCATTCAGAAATGCGTACTATCGTTTTGCATCCAGTTACTCATTTCTCTTTTTTATTTCCTGGTCGCTGTGGTGGTCGTTATACGCTATTTGGCTGAAAGGACATCTAGGATTAACAGGGACGGAATTAGGTACACTTTATTCGGTCAACCAGTTTACCAGCATTCTATTTATGATGTTCTACGGCATCGTTCAGGATAAACTCGGTCTGAAGAAACCGCTCATCTGGTGTATGAGTTTCATTCTGGTCTTGACCGGACCGTTTATGATTTACGTTTATGAACCGTTACTGCAAAGCAATTTTTCTGTAGGTCTAATTCTGGGGGCGCTCTTTTTTGGCCTGGGGTATCTGGCGGGATGTGGTTTGCTTGACAGCTTCACTGAAAAAATGGCGCGAAATTTTCATTTCGAATATGGAACAGCGCGCGCCTGGGGATCTTTTGGCTATGCTATTGGCGCGTTCTTTGCCGGCATATTTTTTAGTATCAGTCCCCATATCAACTTCTGGCTGGTCTCGCTATTTGGCGCTGTATTTATGATGATCAACATGCGTTTTAAAGATAAGGGTCACCAGTGTGTAGCGGCGGATGCGGGAGGGGTAAAAAAAGAGGATTTTATCGCAGTTTTCAAGGATCGAAACTTCTGGGTTTTCGTCATATTTATTGTGGGGACGTGGTCTTTCTATAACATTTTTGATCAACAACTCTTTCCTGTCTTTTATGCAGGTTTATTCGAATCACACGATGTAGGAACGCGCCTGTATGGTTATCTCAACTCATTCCAGGTGGTACTCGAAGCGCTGTGCATGGCGATTATTCCTTTCTTTGTGAATCGGGTAGGGCCAAAAAATGCATTACTTATCGGTGTTGTGATTATGGCGTTGCGTATCCTTTCCTGCGCGTTGTTCGTTAACCCCTGGATTATTTCATTAGTGAAGCTGTTACATGCCATTGAGGTTCCACTTTGTGTCATATCCGTCTTCAAATACAGCGTGGCAAACTTTGATAAGCGCCTGTCGTCGACGATCTTTCTGATTGGTTTTCAAATTGCCAGTTCGCTTGGGATTGTGCTGCTTTCAACGCCGACTGGGATACTCTTTGACCACGCAGGCTACCAGACAGTTTTCTTCGCAATTTCGGGTATTGTCTGCCTGATGTTGCTATTTGGCATTTTCTTCTTGAGTAAAAAACGCGAGCAAATAGTTATGGAAACGCCTGTACCTTCAGCAATATAGACGTAAACTTTTTCCGGTTGTTGTCGATATCTCCATATCCCTCAACCGGAAAATAATAATACAAAAATGCTTAGCCCAACTAATAATCACCTAATCCAAACGCCTCATTCATGTTCTGGTACAGTCGCTCAAATGTACTCCGGATACGCGGTTCGCTGATTTCCAGGACATTGTCGTCATTCAGCGACCTGTCCCGAGTATCACGGGCCTGCGAATTCATCAAGGAATGCATTGCAGAGTGAAGTATCGAGTCACGCCATATTTCGCTATCAGGATTCTGTATGATGGTTACATCTCCCGGCCCAGGGCTGTTTAGTCATCAGCGCTTTCTGACAGTGCTGAGATTTCAACCTGTTGCAGTAAAAATGAGTAGATATAGGGCAAGTGCGCTGCTAAACCCATCTTTTACGGGGTGAAGGTAGATTTGGTTTGAAGGGTATCTGGTGTCCCCTGCAGACATCTACTTGAAGCAGCAGGGGATTGATTGGAATGGTGTTTTTTAGATGTGAGAAATATTTTACCCGCTATTTTACCCATTGGCGCGGCTTAAGAGCTTATTTTTGAATTCACAATGGTCACGATATAACCATCTTGCTCGCCCGTGGATAACTTTGGCTTTTGGCAGGTCGCCGGACTTAATCCGGTCATAGATGAAGGTTTTACCAAAGCCAGTATCAGCCATGATGAATTTCAAATCAACCAGTGAATCAGGCTGTAGTTCGTGTTGCATGAGTGCTATCTCCGAATAGGGAATCGAACCTGCAAATCAGGTAATAAAAATACGCTCTATGACGGCGATGGTAGATCAGGATATTTTAAGAAACTGACAGGCCTCATCGAGTGTGAGGCTGTATGGCTCCATTATTTCACCTCTTGCTGTGACATTGTTGAAAAATGGATACCAGCTCGTTGCTGCCAGACGATCCAACCGAGAGTCATATCCCATGCCATGTATTCGTTATCGCCGTTTTTTGCTCTCCGACGATCTACTAAGTCACCGAAACGCTTTTCCATGAATAATTCATAAGCTTCGCGTTCATCTGGTTCTACTTCCAGAGATAGGAGTGCGATTTCATAAGCACGGCGCTCAATATCGTCTCGCACGTCAAGGCTGCTGATACGCTCTTTAATTTCTTTAATCAGTTCTTTGTCGGTAAAAGTGGTCATTATGCTCCAGCCTCCGGTGCTTTTGGCATTACTGCCCAGTGAGTTATATTGACGTTTTCAAGGTCCCCGACCTGAAATGTCCACTGCCATTCTCCGGTTTCTTTTTGTCCCCAGGTGTACCAGAGAGAACGCCAGCCAATTAGCCAGCCTTCTCCGTTAGCATCGAATAACAAAACACTTTCATTTGCTGGTGGCAGTTCAGTTGACACTGGTATTACTTTGTTTTCCTGTGCTGCACATTTAGCTTCAAGCGCATCGAATTTACGCACTAGGTATTCAGCATCTGTTTCATTTACTTTCAGATCTCGCGGTACACATCTCCCACGAAGAAACCCTTCCATTTCGAAAACATTCATGCGCATTTGCGTAACTCCGATAACTCGTTAAAGCGTTCCATAAACATCCCGTAGGCATGGCCCGGTGCCAGTGGAATCACGTTGAACATCTCTGTTGCCGGGATACCTTCCAGTACAGGCCAGAAAGAGCCATCATCAAGCCCGAGATCGCGGCGTTCGGTTGCCAGCATGATGAGATCGGCATATTTCACGGGCGTACTCATAACTGGGGGTAACCCGTATTTCTCACGGATTACGGCGTCTATTTTTTCTTCCATTTGTTTATAGTCAGGAAGAAGGCGTTTCAGTGGTGCGGGAATGTCCTGGCAATACGCTTCTGTTGCATCATGCATTAACGCTTCAAAAGCAAATTCCTGCGGCACCAGCTGGCTGCAAAGAACCGCATGTTGGGCGACGCTGTAGAAGTGCGAAAGATGACCGGCAAAGCGACAGATATTTGAAAGGGAAACCGCGATATCGTTAATATCGATGTCGTCTTTATTTATCCTGTCATAATAAAAATGCTTCCCGGAAAAAGTTTTAATAAATGACATTTTGTTCTCCACGTATATGCGCTGCACCGCGCTGAATTCTGGTAAAAAGAATCCCTCACCATCCGGCGATTATTGAGTAAATTACGTTTCCATAAATGCCCCCGCAGGGGCATTTGCAGTAATGAAATCAGGCGGTGAAAGTACCAATAAAGGTTTCTACTTTGCTGTCCTTGAATTTCTCAACAAGCAGATCACGAAATTCTTTAGCCATTTCTTCCTGCACCGCCTCCAGCTGAATAATGCGCAGAACCAGTACAGGACGATCGCCAGTGATAATACTGAGGCGTAATTTAAACGGACGTTCTTTCAGACCTTCAAACGGAACGCATTTAAATTCAAATGCCACTGGCATAATGTCTTTGGTCTTCGCTTCGACAGACTCCATCAGGGAGCGTTTGCCGCTGAAGTCATTATCTTCAAAATCAGCGGTCTGGTTTGCTTCAATCGTGATTTTACGGACAGCCGCAGCCGCTTTTGTTGCCTGAATAGCGTCACCATTAGCATCAAAGCCCACAAGATAGTCGGCCCAGTCTTCAATCCATTCTGCCAGTGACTTCTGGGAGTTACGCTCGCCGTTAACAGACAACAGAGCAGAGAACGGTGCTGTCTTTTTCAGTTTGAGTGTGGCGGTGTTATCTGCGTGACCTGGTTCATCAATAGTACCCAGGTTAAGCACACTGACGGCACGCATATTATCAGCATCGATAAAGCAGCGGGTGCCTTCATCTGCAAGATCTTTAGAATAACGGGTAAAGTCATCGATGCTGGCAGTGGAAAGCGCACCACGGAAACGGAAGCGATTTAAATTAAATTTTTCCAGATCATGAATGCGGAAATTCTCAGGCAATGCCACAGCATCGGCACCAATATTACTGATAATTTCATTAACACCCTGAGCAGAAATAAGGGCATGGATTTGATTAATTGCGGTTGCGTCTAAGTTCTGAGACATAATAAGTCCTCACTATATAAAGATATTCAGTGATGAGATAAATAATCAGTTAATTAAGAACGATATTAATGACCTGCTGCGCGTAGTTTTCCGTCAGGTTCACCGGCAAGAGTCAGTAACTGTCCCTGGTCTTCCTGCAGAATAGTCAGGCGACCACCGCGATTGACATACATCGGCGTTTCGGTGGTGTCTTCTTCGGAAATTTTCCCGCGGTTAGTCGGGCGAACATATGAGAGTTTGTGTTTGATTTTCACTCGGTTCTCATCAAACGGTTCGATTTCCAGGTTGAGCGAGACCTTACCTTTGGTTTTCGTGTTCATCACACCGGAAGCGACTTCACTGAGAACTGCGCCGATTTTGGTTTCAAATACGCCGCCGTCCAGCTCCCCGATAAATGCCTGCACATCAGTACTGCGTTCGCTAGCCATTTTGCTGCTCCTCATCATATCGACCCTGCAAGGTCGGTTAGTTTCTCCACAAAACAGAGAAGAACACCTGCGGTGACTGCCGCCCGGATGGATTGGGTTATGAGCCCGTCGTCCGGTGATGCTCTTCTCTGTTTTGTAAAAAGGACGGTACCAGCCGGAAGCAAGGGTATAAGCTGGTACCGCCAAGACTACACACAGCATAAAGTTGTGGTGCCGGGTGCCTCCCGGTGCCTGGCGAAGGTTGCACACCAGGCGGGTGGGTATCCACAGAAGGTCGACTGTCAGCCTCAACCTTAACCCGCGTGCGCTGAGCCGCATTCACCACAACGCTAAGGATTCTCTTTGGTTGAAAATACTTAGCTGTTATGTGCCTGTCTTTTCACCACTTCAGGCTCGGTGGTATCCTTTTAAGCCCGTATACATAAAAGGAAAATCAAATGACTTTTGATGAAAAAGAACTTGATAATGCAATTAATAAAATCATCGTAACGTCGCTCTTTTCCTGTCTCAGCGACACTCAGCAGAAACAGTTCTACGAATCGGCTTTCAACATGATCGAGCGTTGTTGTTTCTGCGATGCCGACGAGTTACCTGAAAAAATCAGGAAACAGTTGGCTGATGCTCTTCGAGTGCGACTTTCTGACCAATTTTCTGAAATGTGCTCTCCGAATTTGGACAAATAGAAAAAGGCCATTTCCATTCAGGGTCTGATGGAAATACTTCAGCCTGTTCCAAAGCACGGCGTAAAGAGAACACAACTCCAGCCATAATCTGATGTTTCCCATTGGTCCAGCTATCGCCGCTCTGATCTACAGGGGCGGCTATGTCGTATGACCAAACGACTTCACAGTTATTGTTTAAAATCTGGACTTTCATTTCATACACCTGCTTTAACATGAGTGCCTGGTGGCACAACATGACTCAACGAATCATCCTGGACGTCATATGCCCCAGGCGGCTACTTCGTGGGCGTCCTGCCTGTTCGTTATCTTTGATATAAAATCTAACTTAACTTAGTTATTATGGCAAGAGAAAACACCAAACTTTTCTTAGTTCGGTGCCTTAGTTAGAGAAGAGAGGTCTTAGAGTTCGTATTGAACTCCTTTGACTACACCAATGATAAGGCAATTACCATTGATAGGGATGTTGGGATACCGAGGATTTAATGGCACTAAAAACTTTTGAGGGCCATCGATGACTAATTTTTTTACTGTAGCTTCGTTTGTTCCATCAAGTCGAGCGATGACTATTTTTCCATGACGAGGTTCTGCATCTGGATCTACAATCACTGTTGCGCCTTCTGGTATTGTTGGGAGGCCATTAGGGTTAGTCATGGAGTCACCTTTAACCTCTAATGCAAATGAGTTATCACCAATCTTTAATGATGTATCTACCCACTTGTCCACTTCACTAAACACTTCTGCTGCCCTGCACTCAGTAAACTGCCCAGCCTGAACCCACGATATTACAGGAACTCTGCGCATGTTTGTGACGAGTTTGCCTTCAAACTCAGCACCATAAAGAATGTAATCTATTGACGTATTGAAGAACTTCGCTAATTTCGAAAGTGCCTCCCCACCAGGAGTATTGATGTCTTTCTCCCAGTACCCCACAGCAACGTCGCTTACTCCACAAAATTTACCCAATTCTTTCTGGGACGTTCCGGTAACTCTTCTCAGAGCTTTTATACGCTGACCAACCGTTTCCATAGGAGCACCATTTCTTGAATTGCTAAGTAATCTTAGTTTTTATTGACCAAAGATAGATTTGTAATTAGCATCTAATAAAACTTAGTTTGGAGGGCGTATGACAACTGACGATATCGAAAGCTACTTCGGCAGTATTGAGAAAGTTGCTGCTTTTTTCGGCATAACAACTGAAGCCGTTTATCAGTGGCGAAACCGTCCGGGCCAGTTAATTCCAAAAGGACGTGCAGCAGAAGCTGCATATAGAACTTGCGGACGGTTGCCATTTAAACCTGAGCTTTATGAAAAATCTAATGGATAAATCGATTAACAGAAACCACAGAACGATGAGGCTAACCGTGGGTAAGCATCACTGGAAAGTAGAAAAACAGCCTGAGTGGTACGTGAAAGCTGTCAGAAAAACTATCGCAGCGTTGCCGGGTGGTTACGCTGAAGCAGCTGACTGGCTGGATGTAACAGAAAACGCATTATTTAACCGCCTTCGTGCCGATGGCGATCAGATTTTCCCGCTGGGATGGGCAATGATTTTGCAACGTGCTGGTGGAACTCACTTCATTGCTGACGCTGTGGCGCAGTCTGCAAATGGCGTCTTTGTGTCTCTTCCTGACGTCGAGGATGTGGACAACGCGGATATTAACCAGCGCCTGCTGGAAGTCATTGAACAGATTGGCAGTTATTCCAGACAGATTCGTTCGGCAATCGAAGACGGTGTGGTGGAACCGCATGAGAAGACAGCAATTAACGACGAGCTGTATCTCTCAATTTCGAAGCTGCAGGAGCATGCAGCACTGGTCTACAAAATCTTTTGCATTTCAGAAAGTAATGACGCCCGCGAGTGTGCAGCTCCGGGCGCCGTGGCGTGTCGTGACTGTGGAGAAACTAACGCATGAACAGTTTAACAACACACTACCGTCGCTCGCAACTGATTGCGCTTCCTGTACCGGGTGGAAAAGCGAAGGTGGAGTATTGCTATGCAGTTAATGTACCAGGTGACAGGGAAATTGTAACCCACAGCTTTGCTGAGTGGGCTGTGGGTGATTTCAACCGGCAGAAGGAGACAGTCCTTTGCGACAAGTTAACCGCTGGTTCAAAGATCACTACGGAGTGCCCGTCAGAGTCATTCGTTGGGAACCGGAAACACAACGGGTTATCTACCTCCGCGAAGGCTATGAGCATGAGTGCTTCAGTCCGCTCGAACAGTTTCGTCGTAAATTCAGGGAAATAGAGGTCGGTCATGAGCACTAAATTAACCGGCTATGTATGGGATGGTTGCGCAGCGTCAGGCATGAAATTATCCAGCGTGGCAATTATGGCCCGCCTGGCTGATTTCAGTAATGACGAAGGTGTGTGCTGGCCATCGATTGAAACCATTGCCCGCCAGATTGGCGCGGGGATGAGTACAGTCAGAACGGCTATCGCACGGCTGGAAGCAGAAGGCTGGTTAACGCGTAAGGCGCGTCGCCAGGGTAACCGCAATGCGTCGAATGTTTATCAGCTTAACGTTGCGAAGCTTCAGGCTGCGGCATTTTCTCAACTGTCAGATTCTGACCCGTCAAAATCTGACGCATCAAAATCTGACCCGTCAAAATTTGATGCGTCGAAATCTGGCAAAAAAGCGGGTTTTCACCCGTCAGAATCTGGCGGGGATCCGTCAGTAAAATCAAAACATGATCCGTCAGATAAAAATCCTTCTCGTCCGGACGCTTCGCAACCGGACACGCAGACGGCTGAACAGGATTTTTTAACTCGCCATCCTGATGCGGTTGTATTCAGCCCTAAAAAGCGCCAGTGGGGGACGCAGGATGATTTGACCTGCGCACAGTGGCTCTGGAAAAAAATCATCGCCCTGTACGAGCAGGCTGCCGAATGTGACGGCGAGGTGGTTCGTCCCAAAGAACCGAACTGGACAGCCTGGGCAAACGAAATTCGCCTGATGTGTGTGCAGGATGGTCGTACTCACAAACAAATCTGCGAGATGTACAGCCGCGTCAACCGCGATCCGTTCTGGTGCCGTAACGTGCTCAGCCCGTCGAAGTTGCGGGAAAAATGGGATGAGCTTTCCCTGCGCTTATCACCGTCCGTCAGCACGTACACCGAAAAACGCGAAGACCCGTACTTCAAATCCAGTTACGACAACGTGGACTACAGCCAGATCCCGGCAGGATTCAGGGGGTGATCATGAGTCTGTTAAATGACGTTCAGAAATTCATTGAAGCCCATCCGGGGTGTACTTCCGGAGACGTTGCGGATGCTTTTGCAGGTTACTCACGGCAGCGCGTTCTGCAGTCAGCAAGCAAGTTACGTCAGAGTGGGCGTGTGGCTCACCGTTGTGAAGGAGATACACGCAGACATTTCCCGCGCCTGACTGAGAGAGCGCAGGAGCCGGAACCACAACCAGTTCGTGAAACCAGACCTGTGCGCAATTTCTATGTCGGCACTAACGATCTCCGGGTGATTTTGTGCCTGACCCGCCAGGCTGAAGAACTGGAGTCAAGGGGCTTATACCGTCGTGCTGCAACGGTGTGGATGGCGGCATTCCGTGAAAGCCACTCCCAGCAAGAGCGAAACAATTTTCTTGCGCGTCGTGAGCGGTGCTTACGGAAAAGCAGCAAGCGCGCTGCATCGGGTGATGAGTGGTATCTGTCAGGGAATTACGTGGGGGCTTAATGACGACGTTAACTCAATGCCAGCAGCAGGTGCTGGATATGCTGATTTCTTATCAGAAAGAACGTGGCTTCCCGCCAACCAATCAGGAGGTGGCAACCATGCTGGGATACCGTTCAGTGAATGCAGCGGTGGAGCATCTTCGAGCTCTGGAGAAAAAAGGCGTCATCACGATAAAGCGTGGTGTGGCCCGGGGTATCACGCTTTATACCGCAGTGAAGGACGACGACAGCGAGGCGGCCGGGATTATCCGCGCACTGCTTGCCGGTGAGGTGAACGCCAGGCTGCGTGCAGCTCACTGGTTACATGAGAGAGGCCTGAAAGTATGAAGCTGATACTGCCTTTTCCGCCCAGCGTGAACACGTACTGGCGACACCCCAACAAAGGGGCGTTTGCAGGTAAGAGCCTGATAAGCGCGGCGGGGCGAAAATTCCAGAGCGCGGCGTGTGCAGCAATAGTTGAGCAGTTACGTCGTCTGCCAAAACCAACGTCGGCACCTGCTTCAGTGGAGATCGTGTTGTTTCCTCCGGATAACCGGATCCGCGATCTGGACAACTATAACAAGGCGCTGTTTGACGCCCTGACCCACGCGGGTGTGTGGGAAGACGACAGCCAGGTGAAAAGAATGCTGGTGGAGTGGGGACCGGTTATCCCGGAAGGGAAGGTCGAGATAACTATCAGTAAGTACGAGAAAACGGCGGGTGCAGCCGCCTGATTAAGAGGAGAAACGAAGTATGAATAATCTGATGGTCATTGATGGTATTGAAGTTCGTCGTGATGCTTATGGGCGTTACAGCCTGAACGATCTGCACAGGGCAGCCGGGGGAGAACAAAAAAACCGCCCGAAATACTGGATCTCCAATAAGCAAACCTGTGAATTGATTGAACAACTTTTCACCGAGGGTGGAATTCCGCCTCTGGAACAAAATCAACCAGTTAGCGTCATTAATGGCGGAAATAACCAGGGGACGTATGTCTGCAAAGAACTGGTGTATGCCTATGCAATGTGGATCAGCCCGTCATTCCATCTGAAGGTAATCCGTACTTTCGATATGGTAACCAGCGCACCGGAAAAATTATCCGGGCAGGCTGCTGACAAGATGCAGGCTGGTGTGATCCTGCTGGACTTTATGCGCCGGGAATTAAACCTGTCTAACTCATCAGTGCTTGGTGCCTGTCAGAAACTCCAGGAGGCTGTTGGCTTACCGAATCTGGCACCGCGCTATGCCATTGATGCTCCTGCTGATGCACACGATGGCTCAAGTCGCCCGACACTGTCACTGAGTGCACTGTTGAAACAGTATGGTATCCGCCTGACGGCTAATCAGGCATATCACCAGATGGTGAAGCTGGGGATCGTCGAGCAGCGCGAACGATACAGCCGTACCGCGATTAACAACATCAAAAAATTCTGGTCGCTGACAGCGAAAGGCTGCATGTTCGGCAAGAACATCACCAGTCCCGCAAATCCGCGCGAGACGCAGCCGCATTTCTTCGAATCCCGATTCCCTGAGCTGTTAAAGCTGCTCGATACCGTACATTGAGGTGACCGTGAGAGCACTACTGACCCCTGAAATTGCCCCGCGTATGGGGATCGTATTGTTCAGACCCGGTTCAGAGCTGATGCCCCTGTTTATGCAGGGGCGTGTCCTGCTGGAGCCTGAGCCGGAGCGTTATTCATCTTTCGCCAGTGGTGCCGTTCCGGCGGTATCACAACCGCTGGCGGATGATCCTGCCGTTCGGGCCGTGTTCCGCAATGAGGCAGTGATCCGTCGTGCTGGTGGCGTGGAATGTCTTGAAAGCTGGTTACTTCGTGAAAAAGGCTGCCAGTGGCCTCATTCCGACTGGCACAGCGAGAACATGACCACAATGCGACACGCGCCGGGTGCAATCCGTCTGTGCTGGCACTGTGATAACCAGCTGCGCGATCAGTTCACGGAACGGCTGGAATCAATGGCAACGGATAACTGTGCCCGCTGGGTGTTGTCTGTTGTGCGTCGGGATCTCGGTTTTGATGACAGTCACGTTGTGACAATGCCGGAACTGTGCTGGTGGCTGGTTCGTAATGACCTGGCGGGAGCCTTGCCGGAAAGTGCAGCCCGTAAGGCACTGAGATTACCGAAGCCTGTTGTGCCGTCTGTCACCCGGGAAAGTGACCTTGTTCCTTCGGTTCCTGCCACCAGCATCATCCAGGATAAAGTGAAAAAGGTGCTGGCGCTGAAAGTGGATCCGGAGTCGCCGGAGTCTTTTATGTTACGCCCAAAACGTCGCCGCTGGGTTAACGAAAAGTACACGCGCTGGGTTAAGACACAGCCGTGTGCATGTTGTGGAAAGCCTGCTGATGATCCCCACCACCTGATAGGCCACGGTCAGGGCGGAATGGGTACAAAAGCGCATGACCTCTTTGTATTGCCTTTGTGCAGAAAGCATCACGACGAGCTGCATGCGGATACCGCGGCATTTGAAGAGAAGTATGGCTCCCAGCTGGAGTTGATATTTCGTTTTATCGATCGTGCGCTGGCAACTGGCGTGCTGGCCTGATTTTGTGGAGAAAGTTGATGCGTGATATTCAGATGGTTCTTGAGCGTTGGGGAGCGTGGGCGGCTAATAATCATGAAGATGTGACCTGGTCGTCCATTGCCGCCGGTTTTAAGGGATTAATTCCTTCAAAAGTAAAATCTCGCCCACAATGTTGTGACGATGACGCGATGATCATTTGCGGGTGCATGGCCCGTCTGAAAAAGAACAACAGCGATTTGCATGATTTATTGGTGGACTATTATGTCGGCGGCATGACTTTTATGGCGCTTGCACGTAAGCATGGGCGATCTGATTGTTGGGTTGGCAGGATGCTCCAGAAAGCTGAGGGCGTAGTGGAGGGTATGCTGATGGTGTTGGATCTCCGATTGGAGATGGATGCTGATTGTTCGAAATAATTAAAGGAAAAGTTGCTGTCTGATTGTCATTAGTCTAACATTTTAAATGTTGGAATCGCAACGTAGTTATTACCATATAACAGCTTGTTTCCTGATTTAGCCAGCCTCCCCAAAGGCTGGTTTTTTTCTAATAAGTATTATTTCGGGTAGGGATTTTATTGTTTAACCCATAATAATTCATTGACATTGAATCCCAACTTTTGAGCGGTTCGCACATAGTCTGCTTTTACTTTATCTGGAATAGTTGGGGTCCTTGCCAGAATCCATAGGTATTCTCTGTTCGGACCACTGACAAGAGCATACTTATACTCATCATCCAGTTTGATTACATTATAGCCACCATAGAAGGGGCCAAAAAACGAAACCTTCAATGCTGCAGTTTTAGTATCTCCAGTAAAGTATGCTTTACCTTCGCTCTCGCTCCATTTATTTTTCGTTGGATCGTATCCACGGTTAAGTACACGAATCCCTCCGTCGTTCCGTTTTCCATAAGTAGCGCTGACCTGTTCCAGATCACGTTCGAACCGGTTCTCGAGGCGAGCTATTTCATACCATTTTCCGAGGTAGCGGTTGGCGTCAAAATTTGTAATCGGCTGCACACCTTTAGGTGGTGTCGGGGCCTTACATGCTATAAGAGTGAAAGAGAGTGCAATGCCAGTCAACACAGGCCATAACTTCATAATAAATCCTGTACTTTTGATAGTTGAGAGTAAGTATGAAAGATAGATGATTACGACCGATCACTTAAAGAACTTTCATACTATATTAGGAATAGTCCATAACAGAAAAATTGTCAGTGATGACGCCAGAAAGGCAATTTATTCCGTGCACTACACAGTTTATGTGTTAATGAATTAGTCAAGGGGGAGAATATGATAAAAAAACCTGTGATTGGAATCAGCGGTTGTTTGGCCGGTTCTGCTGTTCGTTTTGATGGTGGTCACAAAAGAGCTGACTTTTTAATGGACAAATTAGTGGAATGGGTAACATTCAGACCAGTATGTCCGGAAATGGCTATAGGGCTGCCAGTTCCGCGTCCTGCTCTACGTCTTGTGCGCTCGACGCAAGGAAATATACGGATGTGTTTCAGCCACGACCAGAATGAGGATGTGACAGAGAGAATGACAGAGTTTAGTCGTTCTTATATGGACAAATTAAAGGATGTATCGGGGGTTGTGGTTTGTGCTAAATCTCCCAGCTGTGGCATGGAGCGCGTGCGTGTCTATGATGAAAATGGTAATCGAGGTCGTAAAGATGGAGTGGGACTATTTACGAGTACTTTGATGGAAAAGTTTTCCTGGCTACCGGTTGAAGAGGATGGGCGATTACATGATCCAGTGCTTCGTGAGAATTTTGTTGAAAGAGTTTTTGCTTTGCATGAGCTCAATCACCTTTACAAGGAGAAATTATCAAGAAGAGAGTTATTAGCTTTTCATAGTCGTTATAAGCTTCAGTTGTTGGCGCATAGTCAGGCAGGCTATAAAGATATGGGACCATTTGTGGCTGCAATACACGAGTGGGCGGACCTTGAATCATACTTTGAGGTGTATCGTGATAAGCTGATGGCGATTCTCAGAAAACCTGCATCACGTAAAAATCACACGAATGTGCTGATGCATATACAGGGGTATTTTAGTAACTACTTAAGTACACGCCAGCGTAAAGAGTTGAGCGAGGTTATACTTAACTATCGTTCTGGCACATTACCTCTTCTTGCGCCGTTGACTCTGCTGAAGCATTATCTGGGTGAGTATCCTAATGATTACTTGCTTACACAGAATTACTTCGATCCCTATCCGGACGAACTGGCTCTAAGACTGATGGTAAATTAATTGTATGCGATATCATCCAAAAGGATGAGTTCCTGCATGCAGGATATTTACAATCGTAAAAACTACACTATGATACCCAGAGTGTCAGTTTGTATAAAAACTCTGTTTACGCTGAAGAAACAATTGAGATGCAACTTAAAGTTGGTAAACATGCCAGTCAAAATATATAATATTATGATTCCACGCAGCTATATATAATATAACAGATTGGTTTAATAATTTGTCTTTGTGAGTTAAATACATAATTTTATACTTGTGATGCAATGAAATTTTCCTTATTGTTGAACTGGCGAATATTGATTTTCCACCTATACTTACCTGGTGTAACCCCAATGATATCAGGTGGATAATATGCCATACATATGTTCTATCATTTTGGTGTTGAACTCGTTTGATGTCCGAATTGGTAAAGAAGATATTTTGTTTAAAAAAGGAAGTGCTGTTCTCATTGATTACAATTTAAAAGATTTTTTTTCATCAAATATAGATCATGTAATGATCGTAGATGTTGAAGAGAAAACAGTTAATGATTTCTTTAAAAGCAACACACTCTCACCTTTTTCTGTAAGAAGGTTTTATCCGGCATACTTGATGGTGGAATGTGAAGATTTTTCATTGTTAAAGAACTTGATTGCATGCTTGAATTGTGATGGCAGAACTGTGGATTTTGTTAGAAATCAAATATCACTTGCATGTCTTGCTATCTTATCTTCAGAGAAAATAGTGCAAAGTTTTTTATTTGGATGTCTTAATAGTTTAGGAAGTAAAGTTAAGGCTATTATTCACACGGATATATCTGCAGCATGGAGACTTTGTGATATATCTTCAAGACTGTATCTGAGTGAAAGTCTGTTAAAAAGAAAATTAAAGCACGAAGGCTTATCATTTAGTAAGTTAATTCTTGAAGAGCGAATGGTGATGGCGGAAAGGTTATTAAGTTACAATTTATATTCTGTTGGAAAAGTTGCTGAGATATGCGGTTATGAAAACACGTCATATTTTGTGAGTGTTTTCAGAAGATATTTTGGTGTTCCTCCCCATCAATATTCATCAAGATTTTTTTTAGAAAAAGACATGATGTAACGTGATGCGTTTTAATGATTTTGTAATTTTCGTATTTGATAATTGTATGATGCTTTCAGCTACGCCAGAATAATCGCTGGCGTTTTTCTTTTTGAATAGATGTTCAAGCCTTACGCTAATGTAACTTCTATACCTTTCCTCTTCGTTCCGAACCGTGTACACCATCCGTTATTTGCGGAGGTGAGGCTATGAAATCTATGGATAAGTTAACAACGGGCATTGCCTACGGCACCTCCGCAGGCAGTGCTGGCTACTGGTTTTTACAGCTGCTCGATAAAGTCACGCCCTCACAGTGGGCAGCAATAGGTGTGCTGGGTAGCCTGGTATTTGGCCTGCTGACGTACCTGACAAACCTTTATTTCAAGATTAAAGAAGATAAGCGCAAGGCTGCGAGAGGTGAATAATGCCTCCATCATTACGAAAAGCCGTTGCTGCGGCTATTGGTGGCGGGGCTATTGCTATAGCATCTGTGTTAATCACTGGCCCAAGTGGTAACGATGGTCTGGAAGGCGTCAGCTACATACCATATAAAGATATCGTTGGTGTATGGACTGTATGTTACGGGCATACCGGAAAAGACATTATGCTCGGTAAAACGTATACCGAAGCAGAATGCAAAGCCCTCCTGAATAAAGACCTTGCCACTGTCGCCAGACAAATTAACCCGTACATCAAAGTCGATATACCGGAAACAACGCGCGGCGCTCTTTACTCGTTCGTTTACAACGTTGGTGCTGGAAATTTCAGAACATCGACACTTCTTCGCAAAATAAACCAGGGCGATATCAAAGGCGCATGTGATCAGCTACGGCGCTGGACATACGCTGGCGGTAAGCAATGGAAAGGGCTGATGACTCGCCGTGAGATTGAGCGTGAAGTCTGTTTGTGGGGGCAACAATGAGTAGAGTAACCGCGATTATCTCCGCTCTGGTTATCAGCATCATCGTCTGCCTGTCATGGGCTGTTAATCATTACCGTGATAACGCCATGACCTACAAAGAACAGCGCGACAAAGCCACATCCATCATCGCTGACATGCAGAAGCGTCAACATGATGTAGCTGAACTCGACGCCAGATACACAAAGGAGCTTGCTGATGCTAACGCGACTATCGAAAGTCTTCGTGCTGATGTTTCTGCTGGTCGTAAGTGGCTGCACGTCAAAGCAGTCTGTCCGGACAAGCATAAAACCACCGCCGCCTCCGGCGTGGATGATGCTTCCAGCCCCAGACTTACTGACACCGCTCAACGGGATTATTTCGTTCTCAGAGAGCGCATCGAAACCATAACTAACCAATTGAATGGCCTGCAAGAATATGTGAGATCACAGTGTTCATATTAGAAAAGTCTTATCATAAGATTTTTGTATATGGATGCATTATGTCTCAATACGCTCACGTTGCTTTAATCGCTTATCATTTGGTGGCTGATAGCTCAATGACTCCTCGTGATGCATGGGATGCAGCTATCGCAGAGGTTACAGAAAGCGAATCGTCAAGAAAGAAGATATGCCCAAGGGCAACATTTCTCGCCCTGGCGGATAGCGGTTACCTGAAGAATGTAAAACCACTGCATGGGGAGAAAAAAGGCGGTAAGTTGTACCAAAGGGCAATTGAAGTTGCGAATCTGATTCTTGATTTACCCGGAATCAGTAAAGCTGAATTGGTTGATAAAACTGGTTACAAAGACAGGCAAGGGTCTTATGACCTGATTCTCGCTCTGTATCATCATGAGCAACTCCAGCGATCGGAATAATTATCCCAGCATCAGTGTCAAAAATAGGCAGTGATACGCTATTTTCCTGAAAATACTTTACTAACATTTTATGAGAATTATCCTAGTAATGTGTTTATTTAAAAGGAGTTTGGGTTTATGAAAATTCTCTGGGTCATCAGTCTTTTGTGTAGTGCTATTGGATTTATTGAAGGAATCCTCGGGGTTTTCGGTGCTCAGAGTGCTCCACAACAGGCTGCAGGTGCAGCAATGGGAGTAGCATGGGCAGTTATTCCATATTGTATTTGTCGTGCTATCCAACAATTGCGCCCTCGAGAAGTCATTATTAAAAAGGAAGAATGACCAGATCTTATCCGGTGTTTTTTCTGTCTAAGCCTCGCGTCGCGGGGCTTTTTATTGGAGCCAGCATGCCACCACGAACCCCAAAAGCCTGCCGTGTTCGCGGCTGCCGCCATACCACAACTGACCCGTCAGGCTATTGCGAAAGCCACAAAAGTGAAGGCTGGAAGCAATACAAGCCGGGCCAGTCCAGACACCAGCGCGGTTATGGTTCGAAATGGGATGTTATCCGTGAACGTGTGCTCAAGCGTGACAAAGGACTGTGTCAGTTATGTCTGCGTGGTGGTGTGGTACGTGAGGCGAAAACCGTTGACCACATCATCCCTAAAGCGCATGGCGGCACTGATGCCGACAGCAATCTGCAGAGCCTGTGCTGGCCGTGTCATAAGGCGAAGACGGCCCGTGAACGGTTGAAGTAAGAACCAGTTCCCACTGCCAGAGGGGAGGGACGGGTCAAATCCCTGTGACCTGACGTCTTCCGGACTGCCCGCCCCATCGTTTTTTTATACCCGCGAAAAATGAAATTTAACCAGGAGTGCCGCATATGGCTGGAACGGCGGGGCGTTCCGGGCGTCGCCCCAAGCCAACGGCGCGCAAGGCGCTGGCCGGAAACCCCGGCAAGCGAGCCCTGAATAAAGATGAACCTGTTTTTACGCCCATCAAAGGTGTTGAGCCACCGGAGTGGTTCGCTGAAGAAGATCTCCCTCTCGCCACGATCATGTGGCAACTGACAACCAAAGAACTCTGCGGTCAGGGCCTGCTGTGCGTGACTGACCTCGCGGTGCTTGAGCGGTGGTGCGTGGCCTACGAGTTCTGGCGACGTGCCGTGAAAAATATTGCCAGACAGGGCAACACCATCACCGGTGCAATGGGCGGTATGGTCAAAAATCCGGAGCTGACCGCCAAAAAAGAACAGGAGTCCGAGATGAGCAGTACGGGGGCAATGCTCGGACTCGACCCCAGCAGCCGCCAGCGTCTGATTGGCCTGGCGGGGAAGAAGAAAGCCACTAACCCGTTTCTGAAAATCATCGAGTCATGAGCCGGAAATCTTACCCCAACGTAAATGCTGCCAATCAGTATGCCCGTGATGTTGTGCGCGGAAAGATTGTGGCCTGCCAGTTTGTGATTCAGGCCTGCCAGCGCCATCTTGATGACCTGATGGCGGAAAAAAGTAAGTCGTTTCGTTACCGCTTCGACAAGGACCTGGCTGAACGGGCCGCGAAATTTATTCAGCTGTTGCCGCACACCAAGGGGGAGTGGGCATTCAAGAGGATGCCCATCACGCTGGAGCCGTGGCAGCTCTTTGTGATCTGCTGCGCGTTTGGCTGGGTCAATAAAGGCTCCCGGCTGCGCCGCTTCCGGGAGGTGTATACTGAAATCCCCCGTAAGAACGGCAAATCGGCAATCTCTGCCGGTGTCGCCCTGTATTGTTTTGCCTGTGATAACGAGTTTGGCGCGGAAGTGTATTCCGGTGCCACGACAGAGAAACAGGCGTGGGAAGTCTTTCGCCCGGCGCGACTGATGTGTAAACGCACACCCATGCTGACGGAAGCGTTCGGGATTGAGGTTAACGCCTCAAACATGAATCGTCCGGAGGATGGCGCGCGGTTTGAACCGCTGATCGGTAACCCCGGTGATGGTTCATCACCCCACTGTGCGGTGGTGGATGAATATCACGAGCACGCCACCGATGCGCTTTACACCACGATGCTTACCGGGATGGGGGCGCGACGTCAGCCACTGATGTGGGCCATTACTACTGCCGGGTACAACATTGAGGGGCCGTGCTACGACAAGCGACGGGAAGTTATCGAGATGCTCAACGGGTCGGTACCCAACGATGAACTGTTCGGGATTATCTATACCGTTGACGAAGGCGATGACTGGACCGACCCGCAGGTGCTGGAAAAAGCTAACCCGAATATTGGCGTGTCGGTTTATCGCGAATTTTTGTTAAGTCAGCAGCAGCGTGCGAAAAATAACGCCCGTCTGGCAAACGTCTTTAAAACAAAACACCTCAATATCTGGGTGTCGGCGCGTTCGGCGTATTTCAACCTGGTGAGCTGGCAGAGCTGCGAGGATAAATCACTGACCCTTGAGCAGTTCGAGGGGCAGCCGTGCATTCTGGCCTTTGACCTGGCCCGTAAGCTGGATATGAACAGCATGGCGCGACTTTATACCCGCGAGATTGACGGTAAAACGCATTACTACAGTGTGGCCCCGCGTTTCTGGGTACCGTATGACACGGTGTACAGCGTCGAGAAAAATGAAGATCGCCGGACAGCCGAACGCTTTCAGAAATGGGTGGAAATGGGCGTCCTGACCGTTACCGATGGTGCAGAGGTGGATTATCGCTACATCCTCGAAGAGGCCAAAGCGGCGAACAAAATCAGCCCGGTCAGCGAGTCACCCATCGACCCCTTCGGGGCGACCGGGCTGTCACATGACCTTGCTGATGAAGACCTGAATCCCATCACCATCATTCAGAACTACACCAACATGTCCGACCCGATGAAAGAGCTGGAAGCGGCAATTGAATCGGGGCGCTTTCATCATGATGGCAATCCCATCATGACCTGGTGTATCGGCAACGTGGTCGGCAAAACCATTCCGGGTAACGATGATGTGGTGAAGCCCGTCAAAGAGCAGGCGGAAAACAAAATCGATGGTGCAGTTGCGCTGATTATGGCGGTTGGCAGAGCCATGCTGTATGAGAAAGAAGACACGCTGTCCGACCACATTGAGTCCTACGGGATCCGCTCGCTTTAACTGAGGTAATTATGATCATGCTGATTCTCGCGCCTCTGGTGGGCGTGCTGGGGGTGCTTTTGCTGGCGTATGGTGCCTGGCTGATTTATCCCCCGGCGGGGTTTGTTGTTGCCGGGGCGTTGTGCCTGTTCTGGTCGTGGCTGGTGGCGCGATATCTCGACCGTACACAGTCGTCTGTCGGCGGAGGTAAATAGTGTTCTTTTCGGGATTATTTCAACGAAAAAGTGACGCACCGGTGACCACGCCAGCAGAGCTGGCGGATGCTATCGGGTTGTCCTACGACACCTATACCGGAAAGCAGATCAGCAGCCAGCGGGCCATGCGACTGACGGCGGTTTTTTCCTGCGTCAGGGTGCTGGCGGAGTCGGTCGGGATGTTGCCCTGCAACCTGTATCACCTGAACGGCAGCCTGAAGCAGAGAGCCACTGGCGAACGTCTGCATAAGCTGATCTCCACGCATCCCAATGGCTATATGACGCCGCAGGAGTTCTGGGAGCTGGTGGTCACCTGTCTGTGCCTGCGGGGAAACTTTTACGCCTACAAAGTGAAAGCATTTGGCGAAGTGGCTGAACTGCTGCCCGTCGATCCCGGCTGTGTGGTACCGAAGCTTAACAGTAGCTGGGAGCCGGTCTATCAGGTCACATTCCCGGACGGCTCCACGGATGTGCTGACCCAGGAGGATATCTGGCATGTGCGCACGCTGACGCTGGACGGTCTGGTGGGACTGAATCCCATCGCCTATGCCCGCGAGGCAATATCGCTGGCAGCGGCGACCGAAGAGCACGGGGCCAGACTGTTCAGCAATGGTGCGGTGACGTCCGGTGTGTTGCGTACAGAGCAGACGCTGTCGGATCAGGCTTATGAGCGTCTGAAGAAAGATTTTGAGGAGCGTCACACCGGGCTTGGCAATGCTCACCGCCCGATGATCCTTGAGATGGGGCTGGACTGGAAGTCGATGGCGTTGAACGCAGAGGACAGCCAGTTCCTGGAAACCCGCAAGTTTCAGCTTGAAGAAATCTGTCGTCTGTTCCGTGTGCCATTGCACATGGTGCAGAACACCGATCGCGCCACCTTCAACAATATCGAAGAGCTGGGGCTGGGATTTATCAACTATTCACTGGTGCCGTATCTGACCCGCATTGAGCAGCGGATCAACACCGGACTGGTACGAAAAAGTAAGCAGGGCGTTTATTACGCCAAATTTAACGCCGGGGCCTTACTGCGCGGGGATATGAAGTCCCGTTTTGAAGCCTACGCTACCGGGATCAACTGGGGAATTTACTCTCCCAATGACTGCCGCGACCTGGAAGATATGAATCCGCGTCCCGGTGGGGATGTCTATCTCACACCGATGAACATGACCACGAAACCCTCCGATGGCAGTAAAGCCGGTAAGCAGAAGGATAACGCCAATGCAGACGAAACAACGTCTTGATGTACCGCTGAGTCTGAAATCTGTCAGTGACTCCGGTGAGTTTGAAGGGTATGGCTCCGTCTTTGGTGTAAAGGACAGCCACGATGATGTGGTGATGTCCGGGGCATTTGCTGCTTCCCTGCGGGCGTGGAGTGACAGAAAAGCGTTACCTGCGCTGCTCTGGCAGCACCGCATGGATGAACCCATCGGTGTTTACACCGAAATGAAGGAAGACGATGTCGGGCTTTACGTCAGGGGACGGTTGCTTATTGATGATGATCCCCTCGCAAAACGCGCACATGCACACATGAAGGCCGGTTCGTTAACCGGCCTTTCTATTGGGTATGTCCTGAAAGACTGGGAATACGACCGGAGCAAAGAAGCCTTTCTGCTGAAAGAAATCGACCTCTGGGAAGTCAGCCTGGTGACGTTCCCGTCTAACGACGAGGCGCGGATCAGCGACGTCAAGAACGCACTGGCCCGCGGGGAAATCCCCGAACAGAAAAAAATCGAAAGAGTCCTGCGTGATGTCGGACTCTCCCGTACCCAGGCCAAAGCATTCATGGCCGGGGGCTATGGCGCACTGTCCCTGCGCGACGCTGAGGATGTGGGCTCTGCACTGAATGCACTGAAAAATCTGAACTTCTAATCAGGAGAAATACGATGGCGGTTGATATTAAAGATGTCGAACAGGTCGCGCAGGAGCTGCAGCAGAAGTTTGACGACTTCAAAGCAAAGAACGACAAGCGCGTGGATGCGATTGAGCAGGAAAAAGGCAAACTTGCCGGGCAGGTGGAAACCCTGAACGGGAAACTCAGCGAGCTGGAAAACCTCAAAAGCGATCTTGAAAAAGAGCTTCTTGAGCTGAAACGTCCGGCAGGTGGTGCGCAAAATAAACTGGCCACCGAGCATAAAGAAGCGTTTGTGGGCTTCCTGCGTAAAGGCCGTGAAGATGGTCTGCGCGATCTGGAGCGCAAGGCATTACAGGTGGGCACCGATGAAGACGGCGGCTATGCCGTGCCGGAAGCACTGGATCGCAACATTCTTACCCTGCTGAAAGATGAAGTGGTGATGCGCCAGGAAGCCACGGTGATCACCGTTGGCGGTTCCGACTACAAAAAACTGGTGAATCTGGGCGGCACGGCTTCCGGATGGGTTGGCGAGACTGACGCGCGCTCCCAGACTGCCACCTCAAAACTGGGACTGATTGAACCTTTCATGGGGGAAATCTACGGTAACCCGCAGGCTACCCAGAAAATGCTGGATGATGCCTTTTTCAACGTGGAAGCATGGATCAACAGCGAGCTGGCAACCGAATTTGCCGAACAGGAAGAAATTGCCTTTACCACCGGCGATGGTACCAAGAAGCCGAAAGGGTTCCTGGCGTATGAATCCACTGATGAAACCGATAAGGTCCGGGCGTTCGGCAAACTTCAGCATATTGTATCCGGCGAAGCGACGGCGGTGACCGCAGACGCCATTATCAAACTGATTTACACGCTGCGTAAGGCACACCGCACTGGCGCGAAGTTCATGATGAACAACAACAGCCTGTTTGCCATCCGTCTGCTGAAAGACACCGAGGGTAACTATCTGTGGCGTCCGGGGCTGGAACTGGGGCAGCCGTCCTCTCTGGCGGGTTACGGTATCGCTGAAAACGAACAGATGCCGGATATCGCCGCTGATGCGAAAGCCATTGCATTTGGTAACTTCAAACGGGGTTACACCATCGTTGACCGTATCGGCACCCGCATTCTGCGTGACCCGTACACCAATAAACCGTTTGTCGGTTTTTATACCACCAAGCGCACCGGCGGGATGCTGGTCGATTCGCAGGCCATCAAACTGCTGAAGATTGCAGCGGCGTAATCACTCAGGGGCGCGGAACCGCGCCCCTGTTCTGACGGGTGAAGAATCATGATCCTGAAACAAGATCTGAAATGGTCACCGGACGGTATGCGTGTTGAGGTCATTCGGGCCGGTGAGTATGACGACGGGGCGCTTCCTGCCCGGGTGCAGGAGATTGCACTTCAGGCCGGGTTAGCAGAGCGCGGAATCAGTACAAAAAGCAGTAAAGCGGCAAAAGAGAAAAAAGCCACGACCAGTAAAGAGGGCTGAGTATGCTTCTGACAATGGAAGAGATTAAAGCCCAACTCCGGCTGGATGAGGATTTCGATGCTGATGACCGCCATCTGCAACTGCTGGCCTGTGCGGCGCAAAAGCGGACGGAAACGTATCTGAACCGGAAGCTCTATGCACCGGATGAAACCATTCCGGACAGCGATCCGGACGGGCTGCACCTGCCGGATGATATTCGTCTGGGGATGCTGATGCTTATCAGCCATTTTTACGAAAACCGCTCGTCGGTTACGGAAGTGGAGAAACTCGACATGCCGCAGAGTTTTGGCTGGCTTGTCGGCCCGTACAGGTACTTTCCGCAATGAAAATTCGTCAGGCGCAGACCAGCGCAACCTACATTCTGCCGGACCCCGGTGAACTGAATAAACGCGTCCTGATCCGCCAGCGGGTGGATATGCCCGCGGATAACTTTGGCGTGGAGCATCAATACCCGGTTACGTTCCGGACATGGGCGAAGGTTATCCAGACCAGTGCCACCACCTGGCAGGAAACCGCGCAGACTGGAGACGCCATCACCCATTACATCACCATTCGCTACCGCCGGGGGATCACCGCTGATTATGAGGTGGTCTGCGGTGACAGTGTGTACCGGGTGAAACGTCAGCGCGATCTGAACGGGGCGCGGCGCTTTCTGCTGCTGGAGTGTACGGAACTGGGCGAATTTACGCAGAGTCACGGAGGCAGCAATGGCGACTCCCTTTTTTCACGTTGATGTTCAGCAGCCCGCGGAGATGCGCTTTAACCGCGCCCGTGTCCGGCGGGCGTTTGTCACGATTGGGCAGCGTCATATGCGTGATGCCCGTCGGCTGGTGATGCGCCGTGCGCGGTCGGCACCGGGTGAAAATCCCGGTTATCAGACCGGACGTCTGGCTCGTTCGATTGGTTACATGGTGCCGAGAGCCAGTAAAAAGCGAGCCGGTTTTATGACACGCATTGCCCCTAACCAGCGCAACGGGAAGGGGAACCGGATGATCTCTGGTGACTTCTATCCGGCGTTTCTGTTTTTTGGTGTCCGGGGAGGAGCAAAACGTCGTCGTAGCCATCATCGTGGTGCATCCGGTGGCAGCGGCTGGCGGCTGGCTCCACGTAATAACTTTATGGTGGAAACTCTTGAAAAGAACCGCAGCTGGACACGCTATTTTCTGGCGCGGGAATTGCGTAAATCACTGAAGCCGGAGCGACGACACAGATGAAACTGACGCCTGTTATTGCTGCGCTGCGTGCCCGCTGCCCGTATTTTGAAAACCGGGTTGCAGGCGCGGCACAGTTCAAAAATCTGCCGGAGGTCGGAAAGCTGAGACTCCCGGCGGCATATGTGGTACCGGGTGATGACTCTCCGGGAGAAAACAAAAGCCAGACCGACTACTGGCAGGAGCTGAAAGAGGGCTTCTCCGTGGTTGTCATACTGAGTAACGGGCGTGATGAGCGCGGTCAGTTTGCCTCGTATGATGTGGTGGACGATGTCCGGCAGATGCTCTTTAAGGCTCTGCTGGCTGGAACCCGGAAGCGTGCGGTTGTAGTGGTCAAGTAATACTGGCCACGGTTTTACAGTAAAAATGGTATCTGTTCTCTGACTCTTCCGGCGTCAGCCCTCCGTTATAATGGTGAGGCCTGACGCTATTGTAATAATTCAGAATATAACTGCTGATTTGCTGCCGGGCCACGTCTTTGCCTGTGTAGCCATCGGTTGGCACCCATTCTGTTTTCAGACTGCGGAAGAAGCG